GTGTAATACAGCCAGAAGCATTTAATCAATTCTTGGGATTTGTTGCAAGACCATTTAAAATAGGTAGAAATATTGAAGAATATCTATTAGCAAAACCAAGTGAAGAGGAAGAGTCACAACCATCACAAGAGGAAATTCTGGCACAGGCTGAAAACGAAAGACAAGAGAAAGAATTTCAATTCAAAGTAGAGAGTGAAAAAGCTAAAATTAACCTAGAACAACAAAAGATAGATATTGAGAAAACAAAGGTATTGCAAAACCAAAGACAATTTGATGATAAGATAGATTTTGAAGATGCAAACAAAGCGGCAGATCGCCAATCAGATGTTTTACAACAAGTCGCACCATCGGCAGAAGAAATAATTGAGAGTAGAACGCAAAGACTGAACGAAACTATAAGAAATGACTAGAAAAGTTTTAAAAATTATTGACGGTAAAAAAGAATGGGTGTTTGATGGCTACGGAAAAGGCGGATCATCAGAGCAAAGAAAAATGCCAGCTTGCGGCGAAGATTTAACCCTTGATGGCTATATTAGGAAGCATGGGGGTATTGAAAGCCAAATTGACGGAAAAGCTTATACCACAAAAAGCGGTTATTTAGACCATTTAAAAAGAAATAATTGTCACATTAAAGATTACTAATGACTACATTAAACGAATCTCTGTTTGCCAATTTAGGAGTAGATGTAAAACAAGCAAAGCGGGTAATAAAAAATAAATATGGTCACAGAGTAGATTTTATCAACAAAGCTAAAAATCTATTAAGGTATGGGCGCAATACAAGTGTTGGCACGAGCCAAACAACCGTAATGACTCTTGTGGGGTCAGAGTTGCACGAAACTTATATTTCAGATAATCTAATAGATACAATATCATCTTCTAACGCCTTAGATACTCAAGATGTAGTAATAGATGGTCATACAATAGATAGTGACGGCAATTTTACCTTCATATCACAAAACGCAACTCTAAATGGTCAAAATAAAGTAGTTTTAACAACTCCATTAGCTAGATGTGAAGAAATCTATAATAATAGTGGCACGGATTTGCAAGGGGTGGTTTATGTTTATCAAGAACAATCTATTACGGCAGGAGTGCCACAAACAGATAATAAAGTGCATTGCGTAATTAGACAAGGACATAACCAATCAGAAAAATGCTCATTTACTACAGCAAGCGATGAATATTGCTTAATAACAAACTTTACCGCCGCAGTAGTAGAAAAGAACTCTGCTTACGGAGATTTTGAGTTACAAGTAAGAGAGAAGGGAAAAGTATTTAGAGAGATAGATTTAGTTGTCACCTCATCACAAGGAAGTTATATCCAAAACTTAGTGCCGTGTGATATAATACCGCCAAATTCAGATGTAAGAATGGTTGTAACTGCTGACAATGCTTCAACTGATATTGGGGCAACTATTAGGGGTTATTATGCCAGAATATTAAGTTAATTTTACATAACCTTGACAATTAATTTTACATAACCTATAATAGCCTTAAATTATCTAAATAATAAATTTTATGGATACATTAGAAACAAACAGCGAATCATTAGCTGAAATTCTAGAAGAGCAAAAAGACGATCAAGAAATTGAGAATCAAGAAACTGTTCAAGAAGATAATATTGATAACGAGGAAGCAACTGATGAAATTCCATCAGATGATGAATCAGATCCAAAAGAGGAGTTAGAATTTCTTAGAGTGTCCAGTGGATGGTCTAAGGAAGAAAAAGAACTTGTCAAAAAGATTAAAGACCCTGAATTAAGACAAGAAGCAATCGAAGCTACAAAAAAACGAAGAGTAGACTTTGATCGTAGAAGTTTAGAATTGGGAAATACTAGGAAAGAGTTGGCAGAAATGCGAGCAAAAATAGAAGAATTAACTTCTAAGCAAGAAAAACCTGTTGCAAATGAGGAAGATGAATATCTAACCGAGCAAGAGCTAAAGCAAAAACAAAAACTTGAAGATGTTGAAAGGCAACTAGAAGAGTTAAGAAATAAAGAAGCTATTAGTCAAGCCCAGACTGTGCAACAGGAATTAAACTCTTTCGCACAATCTCAAAATGAAGATGGAAGTTTGAAACATCCTTATTTTGACAGAGTAAGGCAGAATATGTCTTTATTGTTCCAAGCAGATCAAAACGGCACCATGACCTTAGAAAAGGCGTATAATAAAGCGGTGTTACTTGATGATGAATTAGAGGAGCAATCAAAGCAAGAATTACTTTTAACAGAGAAGCTTAAACAAAAAGAGGCTCTGGAAAAGGTAAGGAAAAATAAAAAATATTCTCCGAACTCAACAAGTGGTAATAAAAATTTATCTGCTAAAGATAGAAACGCTAAAGCTCTTGCTGAACTCTTTGCGTAACCTTTAAGCATCTATTTTAATAATAATTTTAATAGATTTTAAAAATGGCAAATCCAAATATTTCGCAGATATTGACAACTACGCTCAATAACTACAAAAATGAAATAATCGACAATATCGAGAACTTTCACCCTTTATTAATTAAAATGAAGGAATCAGGTAATATTAAAAGAGAGTCTGGTGGTGTAAGTTTTAGGGAAAACTTAACTTATGCAGCTAATGACACAGTACAATTCCAAGGCGAATATGACACTTTTGATACAACTCCGCAAGATGTAATTACCGCTGCTGATTTTGAGCAAAAAATCATCTCTGGTACAATTACTATGTCCGAAAAAGAAAAGAAGCAAAATGCAGGTAAAGAGCGTATTGCTAATTTAATGGAGGAAAGAGTTGAGAACTTAAAACATTCATTAAAAAACACAATCGGAACCTCAATTTATTCTGATGGTACAGGTGCAGGTGGTAAAGAAATCGGAGGTTTACAATTATTGGTTGCTGATGATCCAACAACTGGTACAGTAGGCGGCATCGATAGATCAACAACCGATGGCACTTTCTTCAGAAATAAATTATATGATTTTTCTGTTGAGTCTGTGACTAAATCTGCTACAACTATCCAATCTGCTATGAATTCACTTTACAGACGAACTCAAGCACAAGCTGGTAAGCAAATTGATTTAATTACTGCTGATGATGTTAACTTTGGATTTTATGAGGATTCTCTTCAAACTATACAAAGAATATCTAATGATAAGTTAGGTAAATTAGGTTTTAATACAATTAAGTATAAAAACGCTGATGTTTACTATGATCCAGAATGTCCTGCTAACCATATGTATTTCTTAAATACTCAACATATTAAGTTGAAGCATTTAGGTGACTTCCTAGAGCAAGGAGAGGTTACAAGACCAGTAAATCAACATGTTTATGTATTACCAATAACAGGTTTAATGAATCTTACTATTGATAATGCAAGAGTGCATGGTGTAATGATCGACTAATTAACAGGGAGGGTAAAACCTCCCACAATTTATTTATAAAAATGTCAAATTTTAAAAGTACAGAAATCACGGTTTATAATCAAAAAATCAGTGAAAATTCCACAACTGAAAATGTTCCATTAGGAACTATTATTAGAGCAATAGATAAAGACACAACTGATTATGGTGTTGGTGAGTTTATTTATTTACAAGGCGTTGCTTCAACCGCTATCGGTTCGGCTGTTGTTTATAACGCTGATGATTTTTCAACAACTCTTGCATCTGCAAATGCTGTTGGTCCAGTGGCTTTTGCTATGGCTGCAACCGTTGCTAATGAGTATGGTTGGTACCAAATCGGCGGTAAAGCAGTAGGTAAAGTATTAGCATCTTTTGCTGATAACGGCGATTGCTACTTAACTGCTACAGCAGGATCTCTTGATGATGCTGATGTTGCTGGTGATTATGTTAGACGATGCAAAGGTGCATCTGCTATCGACACCCCTTCAACTGGATTAGCTGAATTAGAAATTGCTAGACCAGAAGTTGCTGACGGTAAAGATAATTAATTAATAAGCTAGGGGGTAATTCCCCTAGTGTAATATTTTAAATATGACACATAGAAAATTTAAAGAAGGCGAAATTATAGTTGTGCAAGATAAAGCTCAAACTGTAAAAGAGGGAGGTTTTAATGTAGCGTTTTTTGAAAAGAAAATAGAAACCAAAAAAGACGGTTATATTGTGAAAGAATATATTTCTTTATATAATAATAACGATAAATATTCTAAATCAATTAGACCATCAGAAGATCAGAGATTTACAAATGCTCAAGGTGATTCTTTTAAAAAACATGATAAAGATAGATATAAAAATGCTTATGAGGCTTTTTTAAATATAAAAAAATCTTTAAATAAAAAGAAAGTAGCTAAAAAGCCTATTGAAAAACCTGTTGAAAACAACGAGGAAATCTTAACAGAAAAATAATGACTTTATTAAGTACGGCTCAAGAGATATTAAAACAAACTAAATCGGCTACAATACCAACAACTATTATTGGTAACAATCAAGCTGCCGCTGTTCAAATCTTGGAAATACTTAATAATTCAATAGTCAACCTTGCTAGATCTTATGACTGGCAAGAGTTGACAAAAGAACATACATTTAATGCGGTTGCATCTCAAAATAATTATTCACTTCCTACTGATTTTGACAGGATAGTAAATAATACTTTTTGGAATACATCTGACACAAGGGAAATGATCGGATCAATATCTGCTCAAGATTGGAGAATATTAAACAACAGCACAATAGGGGCAGGAACTATCGCAGAATATTATAGATTTAGAGCAAATGAAATATTAATATTCCCCACCCCCGCAGGAACTGATGGATATGTATTTGAATATATAACAAAAAACATAGTAGAAGATAGTGGGGGTACAGGTCAAACAGGCTGGTTGGCTGATACCGATGTCCCAGTAATAGATGAATATATATTAAAACTAGATGCAACATGGAATTTACTAAAATCACAAGGCAGACCCTACGCAGAAGATCAAAGAAAGGCAAATTTAGCATTAGCTGAAAGGTTGGGAATTAACGCAGGTAGACAAACAATAAGGCATCAGTCGTCTAAATTAAGAAATGGCAGGATAGGTTATCCTGAAATAATAACAGCACCATAATGGTATTAGAAATCACAAGACAATATCCAGGGTTACAACAAGAAAGAATCGGACAGGCCGCAAGGGTTAATGTCAATTCCCCAGTTGGTGGTCTTAATACTCGTGATTCATTGTCTCAAATGGAGGCAACAGATGCACCAGAAATGGTCAATTGGTTTCCATCGCAAGGAAAAGTAATAACTAGAAAAGGATATTCGGAATATGCAACAGGATTGACTGGTAATGTTGAAACTTTAGCAGAATTAAGAGACGGTGCAACTCAAAAGTTTATTTGTGCAAATTCTGATCAGATAAATGATGTTACAAATCCCGCTTCAATTTCTAATTTAGGATCAGGATTTACAAATGCTAGGTGGCAAACTGTAAATATGAATGGTAATTTACTATTATTTAATGGTCAAGATATCCCACAAGTTTATGATGGCTCAACTCTTGCAAATTCAACAATAAGTGGATCAGGATTAACAGCAACAGAATTAGATGGCTGTAATGTGCATAAAAACAGGCTCTACACTTGGTCAACTGATGGTTCGGCTTTTTGGTATGGCGCAACTAACGCTATTCAAGGTACGGTTACAAAGTTTGATCTTGCAGGTATAGCTCCTTATGGTGGAAATTTAGTAGCAATGGCAACTTGGAATCATGACGGAGGTGACGGCGTGGACGATTACGCTCTTTTTTTAATGTCAAGTGGTACTGCTATTTTATATGATGGTTCTGACCCTGGTGACGCCAACAATTGGTCTTTAATCGGTATTTATAGAATAGGCGAGCCATTAGGGGTAAGATCAGTTGTAAAAGTGGGTGGAGATGTTGCAATTATGACAACACCCGATTTTGTTTTCTTTTCAGAGGTATTTAAAAATGGTGGCGCAGTTACTTCACAAACTAAATTATCGGGTGCTGCTTTAGATTCCACGAACTCTTATTCTTCAAATTATGGTTGGGAGGTTGTTTTATATCCTAAAGCTTCAACTGGTGGTTGGTTGTTTTTTAATGTACCAATTGCTACCAATACAACATATAAGCAATATGGCTTAAATACAATCACGGGTTCAGGTTTTGAGTTTTCAAATATGAACGCAAGGACTTGGGGATTGTATGACAATAACTTGTATTTTGGAGAAAGCGGCTCTATAATGAAAGCAGATGATGGTTTAAGTGATAATGGCTCTAATATACCTTGCACAGTGCAGGCCGCTTATTCTAATTTAGGTTCACCGCAAGAAAAGGTGGTCAATGAATTTAGAAATACAATTAATGTTGATGGTAATGTTATATTAAACACGACAATCAGTTTTGATTATGGCTCAAGGTCGGTAACTCAAGATATAAGTAGTACTTCATCTGGTACACCTTGGGGTTCGCCTTGGGGTTCGCCTTGGTCACCATCTAGCGCTATAAGAAATGAATTAGTCATTACTTCTGGCGAAGGCGTGGCATTAGGTATGAAAATATTTGTTGCCTTAAATGGTCAACAGCTTAGTTGGTTTAGAACTGACTATAGCGTAACAGTTAATAATATATTATAATGGGATTTGGAAGTAGTTTTAAAAAAGTAGTAGGAAAAACAATTAGTGCCATACCAGGAGGTGAAAAAGCAGCTGACTTAGGTTTACTTGGAGCAACGCCTTTTATGATAGGTAGCTCTTCTGTAGATGCTTATAATAAAAGTAGAAGAGAGAAAGGATTGCCAGATGCGACACCTGAACAAATAACAACAGCCAATTTATTTAAAAACTTATCGCCAGAACAACAAAAAGATTTATTACTTAATAATCCTAATATTGAAGGTCCAGGAGGAAGGCAAGTTTATGATCCACTAACTAACACAGTAAGAATAGAAGAATCAGAATTTCAATCAGGACAGCGGGGAAGGCAAGAAGCTTTAGCAAGGAGTTTGTCAGAACAGTTGCAGGGTGTGGAATTACAAGACACGGATCCAACATCCAGATTTGAACAAGGCAGAGAATTATTAGAGCCAGCATTTACAGAGCAAAGAGAACAATTAGAGCAGTCTTTAGCAGATAGAGGTTTACCCGCAGGGAGTGAAGCTTACGCAAGAGAATTAGACAGGTTGCAACAATCACAAGGTAGGCAATTACAACAATTATCTTTTGAATCAGTACAAACCGCAGAAGCTCAAAGATCGGCAAGATTTAATGAATTAGCATCTTTACTTGGTCAGGCTCAAGTTGGGGGTGTAGGATTTGGACAATTCCAACCACAATATAGTGGATTAGATTTATTCGGCGCAGAACAAGGACAGTTAAATAGGGCTTTTCAAGGTGAGCAAATGAGAAAACAAAGAAGTGCGGACAGACAAGCTGCTTTAATTGGTGGTCTTGGTCAAGTGGGCGGTGCCGCAATTGGTGCGTTTGCCGCATCCGATGAAAGGCTAAAAGAAGATATTGAGAAAATAGGTGAATCAGAATCTGGTATTAATATTTATAAATTTAGATATAAAGATAAACCAGAAGTTTTTGAAGGCGTAATTGCTCAAGAAATACAAGAAATTAACCCAGAAGCTGTAATTGAAAAAGACGGATTCTTAGCGGTTAATTATGATTTAATTGATGTTGAATTTAAAGAACATGGCGACAAATAGAGAATTATTACAAAAAGAACTACAAAGGGCAGGGCAAATAACGCAATCTGCGGTAAGTGGTCAAGGTTTTGATCCTAGGGGTGGTTATGGAGTATTAGCAGCTCAATTAGGAACTGCCGCAATTGGTGCGTTTGCACAAAAAAAAGCAAAAGATCAATTAATAGCTAACGAGGCAGCAAGAAAGCAGAAGATGGGAATGCTACTTGAAAAAAGAGGTCTATCCGCTGATTTAGCTGAGTCATTATCGCCAGCAAGCCAAGATGCTTTATTACAGCAAATAGTTAAATCTGAATTAATGCCAACCAAACCAACTCCGCAATCACCATTGGGTAAATTACAATCTGATATTGAATCAGGTTTAATTCCTCAAGATATAGGAAGTCAAGCAATAGAAAAACAAATTGCACCAGATAGAAAGACTATTGAAACAGATCAAGGATTAGCTTTACTAGATGAGAGGACTGGTAAGGTGGAGCCTGTAAGAGTTAAAACTGCCAAACAAGCAGAAAGAGAGCGAGAAAAACAAGAAACAATGGCTTTTGATGTTGCAGGTCTTGCATCAGTTAGAGATAAGGTAAATGTGGTCGGTAATAAGATCGATCAAATTCTAAGTAACCCAGATATTGATTTTGCAACTGGTAAAAGTGGTATAGCAGCAAGAAATATATCAGGTACTAAGTCATTTGGTCTTGCTCAAGATGTCAAAACAGTTACAGCGAATGCTGCTTTCCAAGCATTACAAGCAATGAGGGATGCAAGTAAAACTGGCGGTGCATTAGGTCAGGTGTCAGAAAGGGAATTAGATTTATTAGAAAAATCTTTCTCTGCTGTTGACCCTGCATTACCAGATAAACAATTTAAAAGAAATTTAAGAGAAATTAAAACAGAATTTAATAAAATCTTAAAAAGAGGTGAAAAGAAATTTATTAATTTATACGGTAAATCTGAATTTGAAAAAGTAGGGAAACAATCTGAAGATAATATAATTGATTTTAATAATTTGTAATGCCAGATATAAGACTGCCAGACGGAAGAATAATCAAGAATGTGCCACAAGGTACAACAAAAGAAGATTTAACTAAAAAGCTAATTGGTAAAGGTTTATTAACTGGTCAAGAGGATTTTATCCAAAAAGATAAGTCGTTAATCTCTAAAATAGGAACTGCAACAGTAGAGGGTTTGGCAGGATTTACAGAAGGGTTAGGGCGTGCTGCAGTTGGTGCAACACAATTTGGAGCTGAACTTATAGGACAGGAGGATTTTGCAGGAAAAATAGGGCAACAAATAGCGAAAGAAAAAGAATTGGAAAAAAATGATCCAACAGCAAGAAAGGTGGGGCGTTTTATTGGTGGTATTGCCCCAGCTTTACCAGTAGGTGCAGGAATGGGATTAATTAAAGGCGGTATTGCAGGTGGTGCAGCAGCAGAACTTATACAACCAACAGAAACAGGAACGGCAAAAGAAAGGGTTCAACAAACAGTTATTGGTGCGGGATTAGGTGGATTGACTGGTGGTGCTTTACTTGGCGCAGGAAAGGCGGTAAAAGGAACGGCAGGGGCTATAAAAAGACAATTCACAGCAACAAAGCCAGAAGATGTAATTGCAAAAGGTATTAGACCAGAAGATGCGCAACCTATCTTAGATCAATTACAAGAAGGTAAAATTGCTATTATACCCGATGTTGCAGGTGATGAAGTTAAGGGGTTAACAAGATCAATAGCAAAATTACCGCAAGCAAAAGATGTAATTACTGACGCCCTAGAGGGTAGAAGTTTTGGGGCGGTAAAAAGGGTTAGTGAGCAATTATCTAAAGATATATCCCCAGTAGGTGCTTATTTTGGTAATATAGATGATTTAGCTAAGGCAAGAAGTGAGATCGCAGCACCTTTGTATAAAAAAGCCTTTGAAAAAGGAACTGTCTTGGATGTAGAAAAAAACAGAGAATTGTTTGAAAAGATTGCACCAGATATTGCAGATGCTAGAAAGACATTTAGATTGGGAAAAGCCCCTATTAAATCTTTAAACAACATATCAGGGGAAGTAATAAATGAAAAAGAATTATTAGAGGGTTCGGCAGGATCTAGTGGCATAACTGATAAGGAGTTATTATTTGATATAGCTGATAATTATAAAAAGGCTATAAAAATAATAAACGACAATAAGCCGAAAAGATTAATACAGTACATAAAAGAGCAAGGAGGAGTGTCTGATTATAAAGGAGAGTTGAAAAGTTTGGGTGTGGACAATAAGACCCTTCCTGGCTTTTTAAGAAAAGAAGGATCTGATGGTATTAGTATTGATAATATAGGTGAAAAACTGCAAGAGGTGGGCTTTTTTTCTGAAAGACCTACTATATCGGAAGTTTTAAACTTAATTGGTAACGATGTTAATAATAGTAATGTTTTTATTCCATCTAAAAATCAAAATTTATACGATGAAGCGTTAGGCTATATTGATAATGTTGACAGATCGGGTATAGATACTGATCTTATCAAAAATCTTAAAAGGGGGCAAACACAAATACTAAGTCAAGAAATTAATAAAAATAGAATTGCAGACAATTCAATTGTAATGCTTGATGCTGCTAAAAAATCACTTGATGACAAAATAGGAAAAGCAATTAGACAAGGAGAAAGACAAGAGGCTAGTATATTACAAGGAATTAAAACAGAGTTAGTAAGTAAACTTGACGAACTCAATCCAGATTATAAAAAAGCTAGGCAAGTATTTAGTGATTTTGCTTCAATCCAAAATGCACAAGAACAAGGTTTGAATATAGTAAAAAAAGGAATAACCGCCGAACAAGTTAAAAAAATGATAAAAGAAATGAGTGTTGCAGAAAAAGATGCTTTTAGAATAGGACTTAGAGAGGGCTTAGATAGAATAGTTAGAAATACTTCAATAGGTAATGATCCAGCTAAAAAAATATTCAATGATTTGAGTATTATAGATAAAATAAAAGCCTCTTTAGGTGATGGAAAGAAATTTATAGATTTTAAAAAGAGAATGCAAGAAGAGATAGCGGCGGCTGATACCAGATTTAAAGTGTTAGGAGGTTCAAGATCAGATTTTAATTTATCTGGGGATGATGTATTAGACAAAATAGTAAGCGGTGTAGAAGTAGTAGGGGGTAGTAAAACTGAACTACTAAAAACAACTGTAAATGCTTTAAAAAATAGAGCCGCAGGACTTAATAAAAAGAATGCAAAACAAGTTGCTGAAATCTTAGTAAATAGAGAGAAGGGAATTGAAGCATTACAAAATATAATAAACAAAGAACAGAGTAAAACACAAAAGAGAATTTTGATTGATTTTGTAAAATCATTGCGACCAGAAGTTGCAGGATCGCAGGTAATACAAGATGATTGACTTTTTAACTAATTTTACATAACCTAGAAATAAAATAATATGGCTTATAACGGAACAGGAACATTTAACAGAATTTACAACTGGACAACAGATGCAGCTAATGGCATAAATATTGAAGCTGCTAGAATGGACACAGAAGACAGCGGTTTTGCAACAGGCTTATCAAACGCCATAACGAAAGACGGTCAAACCACTATTACCGCAAATATCCCTTTTAATTCTAAAAAAATAACAGGATTAGCTAATGGTTCTGCTAGGACTGATTCAATCGCTTTAGGTCAAGTACAAGATGGAACTTATAAGACCTTAGGAACATTGGGAGGCTCTGCCGATACCTACACAGCAACGCCATCACCTGCTATTACAGCTTATGCAACAGGGTCAGAATTTAATCTTAAAGTTAATGCCGATAACACAGGAGCATCAACTTTAAATGTTAGTGCCGTTGATCCAAAAGACATTAAAAAATATGATGGTGCAGGTACTAAGGTTGCGCTAGTAGCAGGAGATTTACAACAAGATCAATATTATAAGGTTATTTATGATGGAACTGATTTTGTTTTATTAAATCCAGAGATACCCTATATTA